TAGCGTCATTTTAAATTCTTTTAGCTGATCGGAATTTAGCATCTTTCTAGCAGCATCAAGAGTTACTTCATTATTTGTAGCAAACCTACCATAGAACACTTCTATATCTTTTTGAATAGTTCTTAAAGCTTCTTCATATTCAAGCCTTAAACCAAGTATATAGTCATCAGCTTTTTTAAATTGTCCTGCTGCAGCTTGCTCTGATCTCTTTTTCCAGTAGTCACTACTCTTCATCTGCATCACCAGTTTCTAAAGGAAATTTCGGATATACCTTTTGCTGTTCTTCTCTCTCTTCCTTAAGCATTTTCTCAGCTTCATCAGGATCTTCTACCCAGGGATGATTTCTAATAATTATCTTTTCTGGTATTATGCCTACACTCGTTTGAGCTATCTGCGAATTCTCTAAGTCATTAGAGATCATATTTCGAGTATAAGTTTGATTAATGTTTTTATAATTGCTTACATTTAAGAATTTCAATATTGCTTTTATAAATTTATTAAAAGAAGTTTTGAATTCAGTTTCCATAAGTCCTGATTTTAACTCAAGCTTTCTATAGAAAAATTTAAGAGCTACACCGGATGCATTACCTACACTTTCTACATCCTGTTGTAGCCCTTGACCAAATTCGTATATTTCCTTTTTCAAAACCTCCATTATAACTTTTCTTGCTTCTACTGGTATCTCTATTTGCAGAGTTTTAACTCCTCCACCTCCACCAGTTCCATCTGACTCAGTTTTTATAGCTTTATACCTTTTTAGATCTCCAAGGAACTCTCCAAGGTCCTGACCTCCATAATTCTCTAAGATATATATAATCTGCTGTATATCTTCTAAATCATTAGCATATCCACTTTTAACTTTATCATATAAATCAATTTGCTTTTTATATCTGCTTAAATCACTTTTCTTAATAGAGTTATTAGCAAATTCAATAAAAGGTACTTCTCCTAATATATGTTCAATATGCTCTTCTCCTATAATTGAACTTGTGTAAGAACTTCCTTGAAACTTATACCTAGCCATAGTTGAGTTAGTCCAATACTCAATATATGTAAAGGCTTGGTCTTCAATTTGATCATCAACTTCTTCCATGCATGAATAAATTCTTATTATTGCTTCTAAACTTCTCTCTAGTCCATTAGAATATGCAGGAATTATTTCCTCACTATTAACTTTCTCATATTTAAACTTTTTATTGCTACCATCAGATTCGTCTATCCAGTAATGAAGCCAAGCAACACCACAATTTGATGACTCTATAGCTATGTTCTTAATTTTTCTTTCAAACTCATCACCAAGTACTTCTTTTACCTTATCATTTACTATCTTATTATTATCAATATCACATAGTATTGGATAAGTAAACATATATGCTACTTTTTCATCTACTAGTATTTGATGAAAGTTATGACTAATTCTATTGTCTGCATTCCTCAAAGGATCCTTATTTTCTGAATTCTTAGGTATAACTCCACAATCTTCTATATCAGTTCTATTCTCATAATAACTTTTTGCTTTCAGCATTTCAGATTTCTTAAGCTCATGATTGATTACTTTTCTTTTTATTCTCTCAAGCCTTATATTGTCTATCACCATTATTTCACCTCCCTATTTCAAGATTGATACACCAGGACTTCTAAATAATATCGTGTTAACAAAATACCTTATTGCATCCATAGCATGATCCATTACCTTAACTGGTTTATCTTCTCCTCGCTCCAGAGCCTTTGTATCCCATATATAAGAAAAGAACTCCTTAAAAGTATTTAAGCACTTATCATTTATTAAAATTTGCATATTATTTAGAGAACTGCCAACATTTCTAATACCCTCAAGAACATCATTCTTAGCTTGCTTAACTTTAAATTTAGCTTTCTTCTTTATAAGAGCTATAAAGGAAGCAGCTGAAGGATCTATAATAATAGCTTTTATTTTTCTTTCACCTACAAACTTTTCTAAATCATCATAGTACTCATTATCTGTCTTCTGTTTACCTGTCTCTCTACCTGAGTAATAATATTCATCTACTAAATACCATTTACCCTCGAAAAATCCCCATATAAGAAAAACAGTTGCGTTTTGGGTACCATAATCACAACTGACATAGAATTCTTTATATTCTCTTAGTAATGTTTTTACTTTGTGCTTAACCTCATCAAACATATCATAGATTATACCTTCAGCTTGAACCCATAACCCTAAAATATATCGCTTGAAGAATACTCCTGAAAACATTCTTCTAAATCTTTCTTTTACCTTTTGTGCAAGACTTAAATTGTCATCCATCGTAAAGTGAAGATATAGTATTTCTTTTTCTTGAGCTTTATCTATAAACTCAGTTTTAATATAGTGGTATGGTCCAGCTGGGTTACAGTTCATAAATATCTTCGCGCCATCTACTGAGCATCTTCCTATCATCTGATCAACAAAGTTTTGAGGAAATAATGCTACTTCATCAGCAAGAGCTCCGGCAGCTGTTAAGCCTTGAAGTCTATCTTGCGACTTTTCATTATTGGCATCATACATGTAATAAGTATTGTCGCCAATAATGATATAATTCTCTGATCTGTTATACTCATACTTTAATCCCCACGCTGTAAGTATCTGTTGTAATGGTGCTATAAGATTCTTTTTTAATGAACCAATAGTCTTTCCTGCTAATATAAAGTTTTCTCCTTTGAATCTTTTCAAGCTCCATCTTATAAAACTACAAATACAGGCTATAGTCTTTCCAGAACGAATTGCTCCATCGGCTATTACTATATCTTTATCCTGATGAGGCGATCCCTTTTCATGCCAGAATAATAGTTTCTTTTGCTTTAATGAAAAGGGCTGGAATGCGAACCCTTTAATTTGCTTTTTCTTCTTGGCCATCTTCATCACCTTCAAATAGCTTCTTTATTTCATCTTCTGTCATGGTTGTAGCTTTTATGAAACTTTCAATTCCCTCTTTATTAGAATCACCATTACCATCTTGAGTATTTTTAATATCAACTTTAAGCTTTTGGATCCTAAGCTTCTGCTCTTCGGTTTTGTGTTCTGATTTAAGCAGCTCATCATACTGCTTTACTAAACCTTCAAGTGTTTTCATAGCCCTAGACTGAGCTTGCAAAAATGTAGATTGTTTATCCCAAGCGGTTTGAAGTTCATACTCGTCTTCCCAACTGCTTGAAGTTTCTCCGCTAGATCTCTTTTCTCTTTTTAATATTTTAGTTAAATCCTCTTGGTCATTTACATGCATAATTCTTTGAGCTCTTATGATAGCAGCATACTGAATGCTTATATTCTCCCAAAGAATGTCTAGTGGACTCTTTTGTTCTATCTCCTGAATAATATTAAAGGTGTCTTCTGGAAGATACTTGCTAAAAAATCCATGAGATTCTGCATTTTTATTTTTAGGTGGACCTGTAGCGTTTTTATTCCCTGGTTGACCACCTTTATTTCTTTTGGAACGTTCCGTATTCTTTTGGAACGTTCCATTCAATAACTCATCCCATTTATCTTTATTTTTCCACCCTCTAATTGTACCCTGAGGAAGTTCTAATATATTAGCAATCTCAACTAAATCAATATTTCCTTTATGGTTTTTATATATTTCATAAGCTTTATCTCTATTTGGACTTCTAGTCTTTGGCATATTACATTGTCACCACCTCACCCTTATTCGTCGTTTTGCAATTCACTATTATCTCCCATTACACTTAGATTCATCTACATCAGTTCTTTCCTGCATTAATCTACTGAAAAAACTAAAGGAGAGATGCTTATTTCGCTCTCTCCTTTTACGTTTCCGCTTACTTTTCTTATTAAGTTTTCTATGTACTTCAGGCTGCTTTTCTTTGATTATATCAGCAACTTTCATCTCTCCTTTCTCCATTCAATTTTTATATTTATTACATGCAAAGATATTTTATTATAATAAAAGCACCCAATTTCTTGAGTGCTTAATTTATTCATATTCCTAATTATCTGTATATTCATTTACTTCAAAACTAGATATTTTATCATGTGATAAATATTCAGTTCTCTTTGTATAAGGTTTTATATTGTAATTCTTAGTAATAGCATAACTTGGTGAAGAATTACTGTTGAACCAAGTTATAAACTTGTCTACTTCAGTCATAGATAAATCATACTCTTTAATAGTATTATTGCTCATTGTAACTACTAGTACTGCTCTACCTGTACTAATTTCCGAAACATTAACAACACAAGTAGCAGTTAACCCACCATCAACAGTTGTAGCTGTTATTACCGCTGTACCAACCTTAACTCCAGTTACTACACCATTAGTATCTACTGAAGCAATTGAATTATCACTTGATGTCCAAATTACATTTTTATTTGTAGCATCAGCTGGTAAAATCGTTGCTAAAAGCTTATCTGTTTGTCCAACAGATAAATTCAACGTTGTTTTATTTAATGAAATATCAGTAGGTGCTGCTTGCTCTGTAATAAGATTGCCAATAATATCAATAGCATCAATAAATATGACTTTAGCCTCTTTATTAATTAGCTCAATTGTATGTACATCATCAGTTAATTCACTACTTTCATAACATAATACTTGAGATTTTGTTAGAACAGTATACTGAGAGAATGTCCCTACAGAATTTCCATCTATAAAGACTTCTATATTCTTTGTTGAAGTTGATGCCATTTTTCCGATAATTCTAAACTTTGTACCACTTATTGTAAACTTTACTTTTGCCTCAACTATCCCAGCATAATGTGCAGAATCATTATAATTAACTTGATTCGTATAATTATTTGCAACCCATGACTCTACTGGCTCATATATAATATTCGCATCATGGTCATCATATCTTTTCCAACCAGCTTCTGGCTCTATCAAAATATCTCCTACTGTAGCAGCTTGTACCTTAACTTGATAATCTGCACTAAATATTGCAACAAATAATACAAATGCAAATAAAAATCTTGATAAAATACTTATATTCCTTTTCATGTAAAAATCCTCCTCGATTGTAATTAATCTTCATTAAAGAGGTTATCATCTATAGTCATTTTATTCAACAAATATCAATAGACAAATAATATCATTTAAGAACATTTCTGCATTGATTTGCCTATTTTCCATAAAATACGGATTAAATTTATACATACTTTACCATATATCATTTTACATATTGGCTTATCCCAATAATCCACTTTTCTAATTAAGACACTTTTTTAATTCTTACAATTTTGCACAATACCCTTATAACTATTTATTCCTGCATATATCTAATACTTGATATTAAAATAAAATACCGCTGGTAAGGGGGATTACCAACGGTTATTTAAGGGGGGTTCTTCAAAATCATTTCTTAGCTTGTATTTATAATAACCTATCTTTGTGACAATCATATATCAAATTTATTTATACTTTGTAAACAATGTAGTTTCTCATGTTAACAATTATCATTAATCTTAGTTACCTTGAACAATTAGTTCATAAAATATATCTTCCAAAACATCAACAACAATACTGTTACCAGCCATTTTGTACATCTGACTATCACTCTTATCTTTGCCTTTATAGAACTTCTTTTCCAGTGCTTCTTTAACAGTATAATAATCATTACCAAAACCCATGAGCTTCCATGATTCATAAGGAGTTATTTTTCTTATTTTACATTCAACAATCTTTGTAACCTCGGAACTTGATGTTAATAATGTTGGACTTACAGAGTCTTTTGAGAAAACACGATTATTCATTTTAAAAGTTGAAGGATTTTTAAGATCCCCAAGTTTTAATATTCTATTTCTAGTTGTTTTCTTTTCACTATTTAATCTATTTTCAAATTCTCTAACAAGATCATGAATATATTTATTCTCAAGGTAATACTTCTGGTCTACAGTATTTTCAAGAATATCTCTCATCGTAAGCTGTTTATGTTCTCTTACTTCAAAAGTAAAAGGTTTCTTTAAAACATCTTCTCTTATAGATACTACAATTACCCTTTCTCTGTTTTGAGCTGAACCATAATCTTTGCTATTAACTGCTTTACTATAATTTTTATATCCCAATTCTTCTAAAGTATTTACATACCTATCAAAATTATGTTTATGCTTTTTATTAATAACAGCAGCTACATTCTCCCATATAACATACTTAGGCATCTTATGTTTAATGATATTCACAGAATGCCACATAAGGCTTGATTTGGTGCCACTTCCTTCATTACCGCCTTCACCTTTGCCAGCTAAACTAAAACTTTGACATGGGCTACCATGTGTTAATAAATCAAAGTCATTGATATTATCAATATCAATCTTTGTTACATCTCCCAAGTTATATTCTTCACTGGCATTATGAATAACCTGATAAGCATAGCTTGAGAATTTATCAATCTCGCAATAATTGACTAACTCATAATCTACGTTTAAATTTTCAAAAGCTTTTTCAAAAGCTCCTATACCGCTAAATAAACTTAATACTTTTATCATCTGTTTCACATCCTTTCTTTTGCAAAAACTAAAGCACCTGGAGTTAACCAAGTGCTTTTCTAAATATTTATAATTTTACACAATATCATAGTATCATTTTGTCACCGCAAATACAATGACACCTTTATGACATAAATCATCTTTCTAATTTAACGCCATCAATCCCGAACAATAGAGAACTCAAGCTCTCAACAGCTAGTCTAATATCTCTAAATATTGTCCTTTCACTAACATGAAATTTTTCTGATATTTCTTCATAGCTTACTTTGTTCTTTGACATATATACCATTTCTATAATACTATATCGCCTTATTGCATTTTCATCATTATCTCTTTCAGCATT